TTGATAGCATCAACATTATACTTTTTACCTTCTTCGTTATAGTAACCAACTACGCTACTACGGTGAATATATGGTAACTTATACTTGTCTGTTTTCTTTTTCTCTTGATTACGAATACGATCCAAATAGTCTGTTAGTTCTGGATCACCAATTGGACGGGTAGGAGCAGCAAGTTTGGTTGCTTCCGTTACACTTTTACTGTCAACAAACTGCTTAAACTGTTCAGCACTGGCACGCTTGGGTAAACTGTGCCACTTACCTTCAGGACTTACAGCACCGTAGAATGTAACATAGCGGTCGTCTTCTTCTTGAGTTTCAATTTCAAACTTCCAGCCTTTGTATGTGCCTAAGACTTCAGTTTTGGTGTCCCCTAGACCTTCCGTTACACCTTTTTCAGGTTCAGGTTCTTCACCGGCTGCACTCTTAGCAACGAATTGCTGAGGAGTCATAATCTGTATGCCACTGGGTGCTCCGGGTAGTTTTGGCTCTGCGCCTTCCATTAGTTCTATAAATTTCATATTGGTTTCCGTAAATAGTTGACTTTATTGCGTAACTATGCTACACTATATCTATTATTTATCAATCTGGGTTTTCTTATGCATTCTTTTGACACTACTATCCGTCGTATTGGCTTCGCATGTAAGTTTGCGGAAATTAACAAAAAAGGCGAAATAGTTTCCGTAGAGGGTCTTAACACGGGCGGTACAACACTAGCTTGGGCCAGCCGTAACAACCGTAATAAGGTAGAAGAAAAAATTATTGATGTTGCTAAAAAGAACATCATGAATACTCACGCACTAATCAAAAAGGTTGCTAGTCTACCCCATGGACAGCGGATGTTGCGTATCACAAGTGACATGCTAAGTTTCTATACGCACGATGATTACACAGACTTTTGGCAAAGTACGGATGTGCAGAATTGTCTTGAACGATGGTTTGCACCATTGGGTGAAACAGCACGGCAACATGATGTCCGTGTAAGTTTTCATCCTGACCAATTCGTTGTTCTAGCAAGTGACCGCGAAGAGGTAGTAAATAAGAGTATCAAAGAATTTGAATACCATGTTGACATGGCCCGTTGGATGGGTTATGGCAAACAATTTCAAGACATTAAAATTAATGTACACATTGCGGGTCGGCAAGGTCCTGATGGTATTAGGCGTGCTTATCAACGTTTATCACCCGAAGCACGAAATTCACTTACTATTGAAAACGAGGAAATGACACATGATCTTAACACATGTTTACAAATTAGCGATTTGGTTCCGATCGTTTTGGACATTCATCACCACTGGATTAATTGCGGGGAGTATATTGAACCATCTGATGTTAGGGTTCAAAAGGTTATTGATAGTTGGCGCGGCATTCGCCCTGTTATACACTATTCTGTTTCAAGAGAAGACCTTTTGGTTGACCATCCCACACATGAAAGACCTTCTTTGACAACATTGATGAATTTGGGACACAACAAGCAAAAATTGCGCGCCCATAGTGATTATTATTGGAATCATGCTACTAATAATTGGGCATTGACTTTCAATGATAAATTTGATATTATGTGCGAGAGCAAGGCTAAGAACCTAGCAAGCACAAAACTATTTGAGGCCAAGAATGTTAGACAAAATCAAGCAATGGTTTAAAAAACCCGAGCCTGTTAAGGCAGAAGAACCTAAGCCTAAAAAGGAGCGCAAGCCCAGAGAGAAGAAAGCAGCACCTGAGCTTTCAGCCAAAGAACAAGCTACATTAAACAATGAACCATATGTAGCTATTGTTCATGTCCAACTTGATCCTAACGATGTGAATAACGGTGCATTTGAACTAGACTGGAATGATAAGTTCGTACTAAATCTGATTCGTGCAGGATACAAAATCCGTGAAGATGACAACGAGGCTTTAATTGTTGATCGTTGGTTCCAAACTGTATGTAGGAATGTAGCACTAGAAGTTTATGAACAGCAACAAGCAGATCCTGATAACAGGGACATGCGAGTTATAAGAACCCGAGATATAGGAAATGGGCGTACAGAGGTTAGTTAGATACCCATTTTGTTGTCAATAAAAAGCTTTTCATGTATACTTAGGTTGTGCGTTGAATAATATTCTTTGCACAGCCTAATTTAATTTAATGAAAGGAAAAATTATGGCAACATCTAACTTTAAGTTCGCATGGGTTTCCAACTCTAAAAAGGTAACTAAAAAGGATCTTCCAGAAAATGAACTGGATAAAAAGCCTGGTTACATTGAGCAAAATAGCGTTACCAATCTTATTCAAAACTTCAAAGATAGTGACCTATTGAAGGCATTGAAAAAAATCCTTGAGTCTGACGAGTATAAGAAAGACAGAAAAGGTAAACCCCAAAAATATAATCAGATGCCAAAGCTTATGCGAATTAAAATTCGCAATCTCTTTACGGCATTGGCAGTACAACGCCGAATTGACTGGGATCATTTGATTAGGATCGTTACAACATGGGATTCACGCAGGCCCATGACAGTTAACGTTATTCGTATTCCTGGAACTGATACATATTATATTACTGACGGACAGCATACGGTACTTGCTATTGCTGTACGAGCAATGCTAGGCTTGTTCCCTGATGTTGATCCACAAGACTTTTTGGATGTAGAAGTAAATTGTCAAGTTGTTGAAACAAGTGATTTCAGTTTTGCCCGTGAACATTTTTTGGGCATCAACGGTGAAGATAAACTTCCTATTCTTCCTTTTGACACTCATAAAATTCATGTATTCGGTAGTCGCCTGGACAACAGTTCACAAGAAAAATATGTCATGGCGGAGCGTAAGCAAGCCGAGCTTGAAAAGCATGATTTGATTCCTGTTCATCCTGACAGTAGTGACCGTTTCAAACCAGGAGCTGTTATTGATGTTAATCTGCTTAAGAAGCTAGAAGTAGAGGACATCAAGTTCATTGGCGAGAACCACAAGAAATACTGGCCACAAGAACCCCTTGATGCCATGGAAGTATTGCCCTTCCAAGACTTGCGTAAAAAATTGTTGAAAGAGGGTGCTGACTTTTCAACACAAGAATTCAAAGATTTTATGCGAGATTTGAATGCTGTTATTAAGGAAGTTGCAGGTGGCTATGCTGAATTTAAGAACCTTACTCAAAAAGCATATCCTGATTATTATGAAAAGGCATTTGGTGAAAGACCTAGCGGTTGCCCCCGTGATGCTTCATTGGTACTATTGATGCAACTTTATCAAAAGGCAGGCGGAACATATCAATATGTCCCTACAAGTTTGACCAGTCGTTACTGTGAGCAAGGTAAGACAATGTTCCAATGTCTCAGTAAGGAAAAAAGGGAGTTGTTCAAATGAGTCAATTTTTGTACATTGCAGAGGTATACAGTAAACTAAAGCCGGGTATTACACATAAGATTAGTTCACGCATTAAATCCTACGATAAAGGAAATAACAATCCATCTTTTCACTCTATCTACGTTGCGAGAGAAGGGTACGATGAACACGTTAAAAATTGTGAGCATTATGTGAAAAGGGAACTTTTCCCTTATTTAGAAAATCCACAAGGTAACCGTACGCCCAGTGAATATGTAGATCCCAAACACATTCATATCAATGTCAAGTATATTCAGAATTTGGTTGAGGATAGGATTAAGTGTCACCCACTTAAACTCCTAAGATTGAAAAAGACTTTCTTGCCCATTACTAGATACAATGCTAAAACTATTGAGGAAGGTATTAAAAACTTTCCCGATAAGTATTTGGAATTAGTATAGGTTGACAAAATTGAATAATATGCGTATAATAAGCGCATATTATTCAACTATATATTATCCCATACATGAATTACGCACTCATTGACACAGCCAATACATTCTTCCGTGCCCGACATGTTGCAAGCCGCAACTCGGATACATGGGAAAAGATTGGTATGGCATTACATCTTACACTGGCAAGTGTAAATCAAATTGTACGCACACATAAAATTGACCATGTGGTATTCTGCTTAGAGGGAAGGTCATGGCGTAAAGATTATTACAAGCCATACAAGGCTAATCGTAAACTTGATGAAACGGCAATGACTGATGCCGAGATTGAAGAAAATAAGATGTTTTGGGAAACATACGAAATGTTTACCAATTACTTGCGTGAAAAGACCAATGTATCTGTACTGCGTGAACCTAACGCTGAGGCAGATGATTTGATTGCCCGTTTTATTCATCTACATCCCAATGACTCGCACTACATTATTTCTTCTGATACTGATTACGTTCAGCTTATTGCTGAACACGTGTTCCAATACAACGGCGTATCCAACGAACTCATCAAACTTGACGGATACTTCAAGGATAATGGAAAACCGGTACTAGACAAAAAGACTAAAGAACACAAGTTACTTGAGGATCCTCAATACCTGTTGTTCAAAAAGTGTATGCGTGGTGATAGTACCGACAATGTGTTTAGTGCATATCCCGGTGTGCGTGAAAAGGGTAGCAAAAACAAGGTTGGATTG